TAGGGAATCTAAATCTAACTTCCTTAACACAAAATCCATCATCCAGATAGGGAAATGTCTAGTGCTCTCAGTATATTGGATTTCAATCAAACAATGGGACTCCCAAATCTTTTAATGTGGCCAGCGGTCATATTTGCAATTCTATTGATTATCTTTTTAATAGTCATTTTTCAAACCAGAACTCCCGGAATACAGGACTATATGCCAACAATGACACCCTTATCTCAGGCAACGTTTCCATTAAGCAGTAAGCAGGCCAACGAAATTCTTATTACGGGGCCAGGCTGCACCTTGGCTGGACTATTTAATGTAACCATCGGTGATCGAACCAATCAAGTGTCAACATCTACTACGAGTAATTTTACGACGCTCTTCGGATCGGTCGGCGCGATTGAATTTCAGTTAGCTCCTGCTGGCGTATCAGCAACATCTACTACAGCGCAACTTCTCGTGGGAACGCAAGCGGGTAAATCAGAGGTCATCCCGCTGCCCCCCCTACCGGCTCAGAAATGGGTCTTCATTGCGATCCTACGAGATGGTCGAAGATTTGATGTCTTATATAATGATAGTATTGTTGCCAGCCATAGATTGGAGGCCTTTCCTGCCACATCTGTGAATAATCAGTTACAGGTTGGTTCAAATCCGTTGTCTCCTTCAGCCCCCCCGAGATTTCTTGGGAATGCGATTCATTTATTTGCCATAAACTATCGTATGTCTCCTGAAGATTTGGCGACTTTAAGAGCCAGAAATGTGGATACGACAGGGGCTCCTCCCGCTGCTCTTCCCTTTCCATCCCCTGTTAGTCTCCTAAATCTCCAAAGCTTCTGTATTCCCGGTCTACCCTGTGCACCTTTGAATCGGCCCCCTCCTAATACTCTACAAGCTTGGAGTAGTCCTTATGCATAATTTTAATATTGACTTATGACAGAATTATGGCAGATAATGCATCGATTGGAACAATGATAATTCAGATTATTATTGTCATCTTAGGCATAGTAGGACTTTATTATCTGTATCAGTATCTTTTTGCGTCATCGACGTCGTCTGTTGCCCTAATTTCTGGGAAACAAGATGCTACAACCTATGGGGCTGGATTAGCTGTCCCTGGAGCATTAATACCACCCATATATATCGGCGGCACTTTTTCAGTGAGCACCTGGATCAATATCAATAATTTTGGATTTCACAGTGGTATGAATAAGTCCATTCTTCGTATTGGCGGGGATAACTTTGATACACTTCGTATCTACCTTGGACCCACCGCCTCTCAGTTAATGGTTCGCTTTGATACTCACCAGGGCGATTCCGATACTGCTAATAAACTTGCCAAGAATGACGGCACTTTTGCCACGAATAGCACTTCGTTTGTTACCCAAACAATTGCAACCTTGCCTATGTCGTCTAGTGGATCGAATGCCTGTGATGTCCTACAGATTGACTTGCAACGCTGGGTCCACATTGTTGTTGCAGTGAATGGTATGACCTGTGACCTGTATATAGATGGAAAGCTGGCCCGTTCTTGCATTCTGAATAATTATTTCAATGTGGATACGGGATATAAGGCTCATCTTTTGGATAATGGAGGCTTCGGCGGATACATTTCAACCACAACAATGTATACGCAGGCACTCAGTCCGGATCTTGTTTATCAGATCTATATGGCCAGTCCCGAGCCTATTACAAACTTTGTATCCTATTTGACATCTTTTTTTAGTCCTTCTCCTGCCTAATTAGATTGGATTCCTGGTTATTAAATATCGAGTATATAAAATATATTCAATATTTACGGCACAAAATTAACTATTAATGGTAGAGGGAAATGAATAGTAGCAGGAACAATTCATTTAATTCGGGAATCGGAGGTGCTCCCAAATATGTGATGGAGGTTGTGATTGCCCTATCTGCAGCAGTTGTTGTTTACTTTTCACTTGGCTCTTTTCAATTGATTAATACCTATATTAATCGACTAGAGGCTAATCGTGTTGATCTCTTGCCCTATACGTATGTAATGAACAATGGGCCTCAGCAGATTGTTCAAAATCCTAATTTGCCGAATGCCCTAACAGCGCTCCCTTCCAGCAATGAGCCAACGGGTGTTGAATTTACCTATAGTTTTTTCCTAAATGCACCTCAACAAGCCTTTAATACGAGCGGTGATATTGGTCTCAGACATATCTTTCATAAGGGAAGTCCAGGACAATTTCCCCTCCTAAGTCCCGGTGTCTATATGCATAATGAAACGAACACAATGCGTGTGTATATGAATTCCTATGATACCTGGAATAATCACGCAGAGGTGCCAAACTTTCCTATAGGAAAATGGGTTCATATTGCAATTGTATGTCGTTCAATGCATTTGGAGGTATATATCAACGGAAATATTGCTTCTCGTATTGGATTTAATATTTCACCCCCCTATCAAAACTATGGCGATATCTACGCCTTCTATAATTCCAAACCTACCGTGCCAACTACTTTGCCAAGCCTTGATGGGGATACTTCCTTCAAAATTCTAGGGGTCTGCAATGGTCAACTTAGTCGCCTTGCATACTTTAACTACGCATTGAGTTATTCTGAAATTAATAAGATGATGAATCAGGGACCCAATCCCTATGTTGCAAGTCAAAATGGATCTAATTCTACATCGTATTTGGTGGATACCTGGTGGACGGCAAATTTTACCCAATAATGATCTTTAACCGATCTTTTATCTGCGGAGCAGATAAAAGGCCGGTTAAAGATCCCAAAGTACTTTATCGGCTTCGCCGGTTAGGCACTTGATCTTTAATTCATTCTACTAGTTAAAGATCCCAAAGTGCTTTATCGGCTTTGCCGGTTAGGCACTTGGACTTTAAAGTGGATCCAAAGTGTTCTTTAAATCAATCTTGATTTGATCTAAAGAATATAACCCTAGCAAAATTAGCAATGCCTGGAGGTGGTCTCTTTATTCTTGTATCCTACGGAGCACAAAATGTGATTCTCAGTGGTAATCCAGATTTCACGTTTTTCTATAAGACCTATAAAAAATACACCCACTTCTCGGAGGAATCTGTTACTCAGACAATGGATGGAATCCAAGAACTCTCCTATGACCAGCCCATCCAAGCCCGCTTTAAAATCAAGCGTGTAGCGGATCTTGTTCGGGATATGTATCTCCTCGTGAATCTCCCCGATATCTATTGTAAATGGCTCGATCTCAATGATCCAACCGTGAATCGCAACTCACAGCTCAATTTCAATTGGACTCGTTATATTGGCTGTCAGCTCATCCAGCAAATAGGATTCTATATCGGTGGTCAAAAAATACAGGAATTCGATGGCACCTATTTGATTGCCAAAGCCCAGGCAGATCTATCCAATACTGACTATGAAAAGTGGCAGCGTCTTGTGGGAGATGTTCCAGAACTCAACAATCCTGCGGCAGGTCTTTATGCAGGGGGGTCGGCCTCGGCCGGTTATCCTCTTGTCTATCCGGATGCAACGGGAGGAAATGTAAACCGTCCCTCTATTTTTGGAAGAACTCTGCAAATCCCTCTTCCTTTCTGGTTTACAGAATCTACCTTCAATGCTCTCCCCCTCCTGTCCCTACAGTACCAAGAGTGTGAGGTGCAGGTCACATTTAATCCAATTAATCAACTCTACCAGCTTCTGGATGCGAATGGATATACCGTGGCCCCCGGCTTTATGCAGGTCCCTCCTCCTGCCTCCCAGCCACTCAATCCAAGCTATGTGCAGTCCAATTCCCCCTATGACAATATTGGTCTCTTTCTGACAGACTTCGGCGTGACGCCTCCCCTTATTCCCACTTGGCAACTCAACCCTCGTATACAGTCTACCTATATCTATTTAACGGACGAAGAGCGCACAATGTTCGCTTCGACCGCTCTTTCATATCTAATGAGACAGTCCACTCTGTATTCTTTTCCTGGGATCCTCAATCGTCAATTTGCTGAACTTCGCACCCATAATCCCATTAATCGTATTTTTATTGTTCCGAGTCGTTCGGATTCTCTAACCTTTCGTAATGACGTGGGTAACTGGACTAATTGGCTAAATCCCCTTAAACCACCTTATATTCCTCCTGCCACACCCTATCCGTCATTTGTAGTTACGGCAGAGGCCACAGGACAACTTGTAACGGTGGCAGGCCAACAGCCCATTCTTCAGACACTACGGATGCTAGGGGACGGCAATGAGCTTCAGGAAGAGAAGCCCATCTCCTATTATACGGATACTGTTGCCTGGAAGTATCTAGATGGTCGACCAGATCCTAATCTAGTGGTCTATCCCTTTGGCCTCCATTCACCGAATACTCAGCCTGATGGGTCTCTGAATTCGAGTCGCGTCCGACTCCTGCAAGTGGATCTCAATCCCTATCCGTTACTTGCAACCACAAATTATTCCTATACGTTCAATATCTATGTTGAAAATCTGAATTGGGTCACTGTTAGTTCTGGTTTGGGAGGCCTCAAATATGCATTGTAAACTTTATGAAATTAACTTTGGGATCAGACGATAGAGTATGGATACTGCTGTGTCAATATTTAATACGGGTTTGGAGTATATTAAACAAAATAATCCAATTAATTTTATATCGCTCAACTCTATTAAAAAGCCGACGGATGCTTCTGGTTCTGTATCAGAGTCAGGTGAGCCATTCGATGATTCGCCTCCCAATAAGGATGATATAAATCCAATTCTACAGCTTGTTATTGATTATATTCTTATAATATTATATTATGTTTTAATTCTGATGCTGGCGAGTATGATTGCAAATGATCTTATATTTTATCATTGGGTAATTCGTCTGGCTGCATTTTCCTTTGTTCTTTTTCGAATGTATGAATCATCCCTCTTTATTGTTCCTATTGCAGGGTATTATACACTTAATGCACTATACAATGCCTACGTAAATTTTAGAGATAGGCCGACGGAAGAGGCGGATCGGGCCAATTGGACTCCTCGTCGTCTCCTTCCTCGTCGCTACGGATTTCTCCCTATAATGACATCGCGGGGCTGGCGGTATGATTTCTTAAATCCCTTTTCATATTTTGACCACGGAGAGGATCTGAAGGAGGTGAAGTATGCCAATTATAAAAAAGATGCGGATGAACGCAAGGCTTATTTGAATACACTGATTCCTGACTTCAAACAATTAGAGGGTCAAGGCTCCTATAAATTCAAGGATCTCCTGAAGCGCTTTAGTTCCTATTTCTATGAAATTAATCAATCCTTTTATAAATCAACAGAACCTGTTGTAAAACCGGTTGAGGCGCCTGTTCCGGATAATAGGCAACGAGATGCCGTGGAACAACAGGTTCTCGGGGCCATTTTAAAGACAACGGGGCCTGATCAGAGCAAGGAGTTTATTAAGAAGACAATAGGGGCATCTGTGTAATCCTACCTAAACAATTGCAGCACTTAATACAGTAGAGTATGAAGCCCTTTGTATCCGTCTTAACACCTACTTACAATCGCCGCAAGTTCATTCCTGCAGCCATTGCAATGTATAAGGCGCAGACCTATCCGAAGGATCGGATGGAGTGGATTATCATTGATGATGGCACGGATAAGGTGGGGGATCTCTTTGCCCAGGCATCTAAGACGATTCCCAATATTCGTTATATTTCATTGAGTGAGAAACTTCTGATTGGACAGAAGCGCAATATGCTTAATGATAATGCAAAGGGTGATATTATGATTGCGATGGATGATGATGACTACTATCCGCCTGAGCGCGTGGCTCACGTGGTGATGCGCTTTACTCAGCAACCGACCGTTCAGCTTGCGGGGTCTTCTGAAATGTATCTGTATTTCCGCACAGATGGTAAGATTATTAAGGCGGGCCCCTATAATCCGAATCACTGCACAAATGGCACGATGGCCTATCGGCGTGCCTATATGCTGACCCATCGTTATGATGAGAAGCAGACCCATGCAGAGGAGAAGTCGTTCTTGGATGATTACAAGAATCCGATGATCCAATTGGATCCGTTTAAGACAATTCTGGTGATGTGTCATTCCGACAATACCTTTGATAAGAATGGGCTGCGTGATGCAAATAATCCTATGCTGAAAGATACGGCACTCACTTTGAAAACCTTTGTAAAGGAGAAGGCTCTACGAGATTTCTTTACAACTTGCTAGATATTAGATCTATATCTAATATCTAGGTGTGATTGGCC